CTGGTGGCGGTGGTGGTGGCGGTGGTGGGAATAGGATCATCTCGAGGTTTCTTTCGGGTGCACCTGATGCGAGCACCACATCAGGTTCGGTTGGTGTAGGCGGCAGCTGTTCAGGTGCTTTGTGCGCGTGCCCTGCCAACCGCAACCGTTTTCAGCAGTAATGAGACCATTCCTCATCCTCGATGCTTAAATCGCGGTCGAATGCTTTCGTCTTGATCTCATGCATCTTCTCGAGCCATCCATCATTGCGGAGGATCTTGAACACAAGGTTCTCTGTGCTGAACTCCCCTTTACTAGACAGACCAGCCTGTCGCATCTTGCGGATTTTTTCCATCAACTTCTCAACAGCCTCTGCCTTGTTCGCAGAGAGAACATCAGTAATCTCGCGGATCATTTCAGCAGCCTTTGCCTTGACAGCGTTGTCGTCAACAGATGGTTCTTTGTGTTGCGGCTCGACAACCCATTTGTCATCGCGGACAGAATATATCCCACTAGATACATGCTCGTCACCTGATCCTTCCACATAGAATTCAACAGGAAACCCACGAATTGTAATGTCGTGAAGATCGTTCCACAATCGTTTCTTCGTATCAAAGTATTCCTCGACCAGTTTGCCGTACTTCTTCTCTGCTGCCTTCTTGTCAACAACAATGTGAAGATCAACATCGCTGTTTTCTGTCCAGTTGAAGTTTGCTGCGCTGCCGGTGAGAACGACATCTTCCACTTCCATATCTTCCATCTTCAGGAACGAGAAGAATGCTTCTGCGTTTGCCATCAGTTTCTTACGAACTTCGGGATCGAGTTTATAACTATCGCCATCCTTGATCCACAGTTCGTCCGTCAGCTCATCGTGATATTGGTGCGTTAGTTCTATGTCTTCTGGTTCTGGAGCACCATCATACGAAGCGTAACGCTCCATCAGTGATTTCACTTTCTGCAGAGCGTGTGTGCTCCCGCTGAATGTCAATGATGTTTTGTAGACAGAAGGGTTGTCAGCGCTCTCAACGAGAACACCGCCACGATGGCGGTAATCGTCCCACATCAAGCCGTCAGCAGTTTTAGTGGCGCTCCAATCTTCAGTGATTAACTTGTCAATCTCCATTGCTTCCATAAACGCACCGAAGCTCTTGCGAAACTTGACATTGGTGTATGTGATTTGCTTGGATGTAGCGATTTTGTACGAACGATCCAGCTGGCGGATAAACTTCATTGCATTCTCCATTGTGTTCGCTTATTTATCGCTTCCACAACGCCATAGGCGCGAGTAGTTGTAGTTGGACTTTTGGTTCCAGTTCAGTTAGTTTGACACCGTTGTAGCGGTACCAATGCCACTTCTGGTTGATTCGTTCGATGATCCGCTGAACGTTGACTGCAAGAGCATTCGGATCAGGGTGCCAGTCTTTGTCTAGCATGTTTTCTTTGAACACATTGAAGTCGGCGACACGGTTTGGATCGATCTCGTATCCTCGTCGTTTCAGCTCAACACACAGTGCTCGGTAACGGTCCTCAAGAAACTTCCCCTTGTTGTAGAAGAACCTTTATAAATAAAGGTGCACTGAGGAGGAAATGACAATGAACATATACATGATTATAAATGAATACCACTTAAAAAACAACACTAACCCGTTCTTGTATATAGGCAGCGACGCCAAGGACAGAATTATGATCGAACAGTATTCTGGATCAAGCAAAACTTTAACATCTGATATAACACGCCTCGGTCTGCAAAACTTCTCAAAAAGCATTATATGGCACGGTGATACAACAGATTTAGGTAATATGGGGTTTTCTAGTTTGACTGAATTGGAGAAAGAAATTCACGTGTGGCTCGATGTTGCAAGAAATGAAGCGTTTTACAACATAGTCGCAGCTGGTGAGCGGTTTTCGACTGTAGGAAAAGCAGTGTATTACCTCAATGGCGATCCAACAAAGACCAACGTATTGTTGCCTATTTCTGACCCCAGAGTGGTGTCAAAAGAATACGTTGGGAGAAACACAGGAAAAGTGATTTCCAACGAGACGCGCGAAAAGCTCAAACTCCGTCCACATCCATCAGAGTTTATGGACTGGCATGCCATAATGGCGGGCCACCGAAAAAACAGTACGGAAAATTACAGAAAACCAAAGAGTGACGCTCACAGGACGAGCATCAAAGCCGCTATAGTTAAACGATACGAAGATCCAAATTACAGAGCGAAGATGTCTGCTGTCAGCGGAAGAAAAACCCCAGTGATCCAAATGGCAATTGATGGAACTGTTATAGCACGATTTAGTACAATTAAAGAAGCGGCTGATGCTATAGGTGGTGGGAACAGGAGATGTGACATATCAGCGTGTTGTAGAGGTAAGCAGCACACAGCGTATGGATTTAAATGGATGTATGACACCAGCCAGCTGCAGGGTACATAATGAATTCCGCGCACGGTAGCTGGGTCAGTGGGGTTCCTTTGTATCGGTACCAATAAGGTTTTTGCAGTATCCGCTCAGTTATTCTGAGAGCGTTTGTTTTTACGTCAACGTCTGATGGTTCCCATTCTATTTGAGGGACCTCATCAAACACACCCCAATCGATACGCCGCTCTGTTGGGTTCACACAATATCCTCTGTGAATGAGGTCATACACCAATGCATTGAATCGTTTAACCAGAAATGTTTTTTTGTTTGTGAAAAAATAAACATGACCGTGATTTAACGTATACTCTTTTGGGACCTTGCTTGGTTGCCACCCGTTCTTCGATTTCAGAGAACGACGGAGCGACCCCATCACCATCGGGAGCTCACGGTATTCTGCCATCAGGTGCTGATCTGTCAGCATCTCTGGATCTACTACATTGATTCGTGTCATATTACCAAAACCCCATGTTTCCACCACCATCAAAACTCGTCTGGACCCCAGTCGCTGATGAGATCGTGATCATAATCACAGTATCTGTATGACCCTCTGTGGCGAGGCACATGTCTGTAGTTGGCTGCTAGTTGCTTTAGATGCCCTTCATATGCCAGCTTCTGCACGTTTGGTGTGAACACAAGCGATGTGTTATTGATCAACCAGTGGAGGTAGCTAACGTTTATGCTCAACACAACACTAACAGTACACCCTTTGTATCTGCCAAAGGGGAGAATATCTTTCTTACCTAAAACGCCGAAGGCGCTACGTAGCGCCTTCAGTTGTTTGTTTTTGCCCATTTATCTCTCACAGAAGGTTAGTATTTTGGTCAACTATCCTTCCAAAACATATAAAAGTCAACTTGGTGCTAAAACATTACGGCACAGTTCAAACATTTGACGAGCATCATCTTCTGTCAGATTGCCTTTGCCAATCGGCGATGCGGCAGCAAATGTTGCGAAATCACCAGCGACAACTGCTCTGCGAAGATCAGAACCGCTGATCCCTGGTGTACGATCTCCGGAACTTTGTGCTGTCAGCTCAACGCCGTGCTGAGCTGCATATGACACCAGACGACTGAACATTTTGTTCTCTTCGCTGCCTTCCTCGAAGTAGTCACCGCCAGCAAAGTAGATGATCCGCTTGTATCCCTGTGGCAGCAGTTCATCAAGCAGCTTGAACATATTGATTGCTGGCGCTATTTGCAAATCAGGGATAGCCTTTTTGATATACGCGATCTTCGCATCAACAGGGACAGGGTTCTTCTTGTTATCAACCGACCGTGATGTATAAACCATGTATGGGACATTATTCGCAGTTGCAAACTTTTTGATTGCTTCAAAGTGAGCAATATGTCCAGACGTGGGCGGGCTGTATCTACCAAAACAGTATACAAACGTATCACTGTTGCTCTCCAATAGGTATTGCTTGAATGTCTTCACAGGTTTCCTCTAAAAATTGCCACCCCATCTCTCGGGGCGTTTTACCAATATCGTTTTTGCAGAACAACGGGCACGCAGCTGCACACTGTCTATTTATAGGTTTATCTGCTTGCTTGAGAACATTGCGCAACCCGTTTGCTGTGATAATACTGTAAACTGATACAAAATACTCCGCGCTAGCGAAATCGCCGTATGGTGTGCGTATTGCTTTCCTATTAGGGTTGTTCATCTGGATTTTTGCTCGTGTTGCAACACCAGGGTGCCGACCTAGATTGTTTTTATTGCCCTTCTTTAAGGTTGCCAACAGTGCTTTTACTTCTTCGGTATGTGTTTTACCATAGAAAGGATTGTTTACTCCAACTTGTTTCTTGCTTTGTGCCAATATACGATCTTTACGTTTTTGTCTTTCTTCTTCGCTTATATTCAGCTTCTTGCCATAATTTGGGCTATCTTTACCTTTAGGTCTTGCTACACCTTTATTGTTTGGCGGTCTTTGGTCTACACATATGTTGGTTAATATTCCGCCATCATCCAAATCTCGTCTGCCATAATGTTGTATGAGCTGCTTTTCAACATCATACGCCTCTGCTTCTGTTAAACCTGTTTTGTAAAATTCAATCCTAGGCGTCAAACCAGCACCAAAAATAGCCTGTATTACAGCATATTTTTTCTTGTTTTCGGTGTTGGTGCGCGTTTCCGTGAGATGGTGCTTATATCTTATATCCCGTCCCTTCCCAACATAAAAAGGTGTAGGTTGGTCTTGTCTGGTGTCATAATACACATAAACATAATAATCATTCATATCGGTTCTCCTGATATGAAGTATTTGTGCTTGCGGTCGTTATAGACCTCCAAAACTATTTAAGACAAAGCATAAACGAATGTGTCGCTTTCAGCTTCTGCTAACCATTGCTTGAATGTTTTCATAATCAATCTCTCGTGGGTAGTTTTGCGCGAAGTTCTTTCGCCATTTGCATCAAATGTTGCTTCTTTATATCATTCTTTGTTGCTTTAGCACGCTTTTCGTAGTCTTCAATCTAAGCACGGATCGCATTAACTTTGCGTTGGTCGCTTTCCAACACAGTTTCCTTGTGTTGCGTTTTCATTTGTTTGGTCAGTGCACTGTACAGCGCTCTGCCCAACAGGCTTGTGTGAGGATTTTTGCTGTCCGATTCTTGAAGCGGAACCATTTGAATCGACATGTGCTCGCGGCCCGGCTGCACAGCACGGAACTGAACAGCATCTGCTTGTGAGCGAAACACCTTGCCGATATACTGCCGAGATGTCCCATCATACACTTGGAACCCCATCGGCTTCTTCTCAATCTGATCATCCAGTTTAGATTGGCGATACTGTTCGTACTCATCATCCTCATTGCGGCCTGATGGGCGGCGGTCGTAGCGTGGGTCGTCCCAGCCCCATTCACCTTCCGACACTTCTTGCTTCTTTTTCCCTAGCATGCCCGCAACTTTGTCATATACTCTGTCAGTTGCAGCAGCGATAGGATCTTCACTCCACTTTGTTTGCTTTTTTCCTGCCTTTTTCGCTTCAGCCTCCTGACGATCTTTACTCGGCTTATTGGCATCCATATAATGCTGTGTGTGTTTGCCTTCCGCCACACCTTGTTGTTGAGCGACCATTGCCATTTTCTTTTTACTGCTAGTGATAACCTCTTTGCCGTCGTGTCCTTTGACGCGGTAAATAGGCTGCTCGTTTGGTCCCCATCCGTGTATCTGCACTTCCCCAGGCTTCAACTCAATAGGTGTTTTAGTATAGTTGTGTACTACAATCCCGTCTACTAACCCTTCCGATACTTTCTGTTTAGCTAACAGCTTTTTACCTGCCTCAGCAGCTTTATCTTTTTCCATTCGCTGTTTTTGCTGTTCGGCAGCGGCTTTATAAGCAGGACTGTTAATATCCCTAAATGGAGTTTTTTGTTTTTCTTTGGGGCCAGAGCCTTCAAAAACATTTTGTTTGATTTGATTCAGTTTCATATTACCAGTCCTTAGGAGCGTTAAAGTTTTGGCGAGCAAAGTCAAGACGATCAACAATCTTGGCAATCTCGTGCGTCTTGGTATCAGCGATCACCAGACCTTCACCAGCGGTTCGTGTATATTTATCGCCTTCCTTATAAAACGCCTCAAGTCCTCCAAACCCTTTGATCTTTGATAGCAACGCTGCTTTAATCTCCGTTAGGTGGTTGAAAAACGCAAACATCTTAGCAAGCTGTGGGCGGAGCTGTGCAACCAGTTGGTTGTAATGTTGTTGTTGAGCAGCAACTTGTTGTTTCTTAGCAGCTGTTTTGAACTTCTCAATGTCTTTCGCATGCCTTGTGTCAATGAAACCAGCCAACTGGTCTAAGTGATCTTCAATGTGTCCAACTAGTTGGTTCTGACGAACTTTTGAGTTCAGGTGTATTTTGATGAATGATGCAAGCTGTGGGTTCTGCTCCATCGCAACAAACAGTGATGGGTCAATCTGCTGCAGCTCTCGTTGAGCAACCGCTAGTTTTTGTTTCAACTGCTCAACATCTTGAACGCCGTGTGGCATCTCTGCACTATAATCCTGGATACGATTGGACTTCCACCAAACATCAGGTGTTTCCTGCAGTTTAGACAGGTCAGGGTTGAATGTTGCATGCATGTCAGCAATCGTGTTGCCTGTGTAAACTGTGTGAAACACAATCCCCATCTTTGCGCGGCGAACTGCTTGACCTGTCTCACTGTTTGCTTCAACAGCATATAAGATTGTATTCGGCTTGAATGTGATGTATGTTTTGCCGCCAATCGTTTGCTCTTTCAGATCTCCCGGTGTGAATAGAAAATCACCCTGATAGATTTCCTTCATCCCAAGCGCAGGTAAGTACTTGAGGGCAGCAGTCAGTTTTTCAGCAAGACCTGGGGAGTTTTCTTCTGCAATCTTACTCGCATTGAGCCGGGTGTATCGCTTACCTGTCGGGCTGAGGGCAGATTTCGTTCCAACGAAGAACTCACCAGCGTTTTCTTCGCCTGGCGGCAGAGGGCCACATGTGAGAGATGGTGCGCCATCAACCTTGACGTTAACAGCAAGATTTGTGTCTTTACTGCCAGAAACAACAGCGATCAGACGGCTGATGAAGTTGATTGCTCGTTGTGCGCCTTGGGGACCTTCGTTAACGATTAGTTCCTCGATGTGCTCAAGGTGTTTCAGTTTTGCTTTTACCTCAGGAGAACCATCATCCTCCAGCAGGTAGTATTGTTTGAATGTTATCATAATACACCATACGTTGTTTGGCGTATTTATGGCAACAGTTGAGGGTCAGCAGTCAATACATCGCTGTATGCAAATAAAGTACGATACTTCCAAACGGTCATCAACAATCGGCAGGATTGATGAGTCAACCGTGATGTCGCGACCCATTGCGTCACAGTTGACGATCACCCCCTCCCATGATTTACCAGTAAGCATCACTTTCCACATTTGCTCATGCACGTCCGATGTTGTTCTATCCGATTTGATGATTGACATCTTTTGACCGATGACATCACGAATATCGGCAAATCTGTACTTGATCATAAACATCTTGTTAGCAAAAATGATCGTTCCCATTCTGTCTGCTATCGCTATGATATCTGATGCTGCGTTTAGTGCTTTATGGGCTGCAAGGATGTGCTCACGCTTTTCACGAAGAGATGTTATGTTTCGTGCTGCAACAACGAGAATGTCACGATGTTTGGCATCACTGTAAATTGGCGTCTTCAAAACATCAAAATATTGTCGCTGTTCGTTTTTATCAATAACAACTTCTTCTGTGCGTGTGGTTCTTCTCAGTTTCCACGCTTGCTCATCTGTTGTTTCACATTCAACAAAACTTTCCGCAAAGTACGGAAAATCTTCAGCAAGCTCCATGTTCGTTTTACCAACATAGTCACGTTCAGACGTAAAACTATACAAATCATGTGCTGCTTTGTTTGCTAAAACCCATTTCCCGTCACCATCTTTAACCTTCACAACGTCCGAAATCGAGTTCAGCACCGCAACCATCAGCTTTCGTTCTTGCTCTCTGGCTTTAATTTCGCGCTGGGCAACTGTAACATCTCGCATGATCGCGATAGTTCCCGGTGGGGTGTCTGTACCATCCGAGAATGAGTTGATTGACATTTCAACCAATACTTCTGAACCATCTTTACGTTTGCAGGTGATCGGTTTGATTTTGTTGATGTTGCCATTTTCTGTAAGGTTGAGTTTATCAAACTTTTGAGCTATTTGAAGGGTGTTGGCATCTGCAACTATGATGTTTATGTTTTGTCCTAGCGCTTCTTCTTTAGAGTACCCGAAAATGATTTCCGCGCCAGTATTCCACTCTTGAATGATGTTATTGTGGTCTGTAATCACAATTCCCTCTGTCATAACATAAAGGATTGTGTGCAGCTGCTGTTGTGTTACACGCAGTTTATTTTCCAGCTGGGACGAAATGCTGCTAGCAAGTGCAGAAGTTTCCTTTACAGCACTCTGTAACTCGTTGAATGTTGTGTTCAACACATCAGCATTATACCAGGAAGGCGTCTTCACCTTCACCTTCTTGCACGGATCCGATTGAGACGCTGAGCGCGTGAACAAGTTCTTAAACAAGTTCTTAAACATGGCTTTATAACAACCGTCCTTGAATTGCAGCTAGCACAACTTTAATTTCGTTAATCGCTTGCACCATCGTCAGGTTCCCCTGGTGGTACTTTTCGATGATCTCCAAAATCACTTGTTTCTCCGCTTCTTTAGCGTCAAGTGTTTGTTTCAAGGATTCAGACAGCCTGTTGAGCAACTGAATGCGATCGTAAACCAAAAAGCCGACAACCAACAACAAGACAGCGATAACTGCTGCAGCACCGCCGTCTGTCATTAGTGTTATCAGCGATTGAATTACGCCTTCCATATGATATTCGCTATCTTTGTGTGGACTGCTTATTTATGTTTAGCAGCAGATTATCGAATCAACTTTAGAAATTCTTCTATGCTATTCCTATGCACATGGAGCAAGTTTCCTATCTCAACCGCTGTTTGTTGATCAGTGTGACCTCTGTCATGCAGCCTTGCCAATATTGCAACATCTTTATATGTTTTCACTGACCGAACCGTGTCACAAACGCCGTCACTAAACGCAGCATCAATGATTGGTTGTGGCATCCCCCACCGTGTTAAAATGCTACGCCCAACTCTAGGGTTAACCAGATTGATAACATCGTGTATGTACATTCGCTCAATTTGGTCAGCAGAATAGTTTGCGTCAATGTATGCTAATGCTGCCATTTTACCAATATTGCTCATCAAACCAACAAGAACAGCAACATCCGTTTTCAACTTAGCGTGTTCTTTACTGATTGCGCCACAAATGCCGGCAATCAGCGATGTTGACCTTGTCACTTCGTTCATCACCTCTTCTAACCTAGAATGTTGTGTGTTAAACGCGTTTTTGAGCAAGATACACATTGCTAGATTTCGCACTATTGACATTCCAAGCCTTGATATGCCGTCATTGAGTGAAGAGCACGGTTGTAAACACAACAAAGCACTGTTGGCAACTTGCATTATCTTAGCCGCAAGAACGGGCTCTGTCCGTATTACTTGCGCAACATCAAATATGCTCGTAGTGTCTTGAGCAAGAACATTGTTTATTTCTGCTATTACACGAGGATCTGTAGCAACATGCAGGCAGCCGTTTTGCGACGCTGCAATGATATCGTCAACAGCGCGTTGTGTGATGTCGTTACCCAGCATGCTTGTGCCCTCTTGTTGTTTTTAACCACGCGCAGGCTTGGTCAAAAGTCATTGGTGGAGCGACAGCATACCCTTGAACAAAATCACACCCAACTTCCCGCGCTTTGTTTAGAGCAGCGCCTGTTTCTATATGCTTTGCAGTGACAAACGTCCCAGCACTGTGTGCTGTATAAACGATTGCTTGAACTATTTCTGCATTCTGTTGATTGATGTCCATCCGTTTGGTCAGCGAACTGTCCACCTTGACACCATCAATCAGGAAGTTTTTAAAGTGCATGAACGACGCTACTGACATTCCGTAGTCATCCAAACATATCTTAACATCTATTGCGTCCAGCCCAGCTATTACTTTCAAAGCAGAAGGTAGATCCCCGCGTAGCGTAGACTGAGAGATTTCAACAGTCAGCCTGTCAACAGGCATTCTGTGATTCAACAACGTTTTTGTGATTGTTGAAATAACGGACCCGTCAGTCAAATCTTCAGCAACAAGCTTGATTGACATCTGAAAATCATATCCTTCTTGTTTAAACTTATCGTAAAACTCTGCTGCGCGATCAACAATGTGAGCAGTTAACTTCTTAATCGCTTCAGGATTCGCGTCTTCGATTGTAGTTGTGTGGCTAAACGGCGTAACAACACCGTATATTGGGTGGTGCAAGCGTGTTAGTAACTCAAACCCTGTAACCGTGTTGGTTGACAGTTTGTACACCGGCTGTAGTATCACTTCAATTTTATCGTTTGCAATCGCTTCAACAATGTCATCTGGT